TCTTAGGAACTTAAGTCCATCAGAGTCAAGAATCTTAGGAGCTTTACCAAGAGAGTAAAGTTTCCAAACATCCATTTGAAGCATATAAGCAACACCGTTAGGACAGTTTTGATCAGGAACAACTTTAATAGGACCTCTAGGACCATGAATTAAAATCCCTCTAAAACCAATCTCAGGGTTAACTTTAACGTCAACATAAGAAACTTTAGAACCTAGAGCTTTCTCTAAATCACCAAAGTTGTTGTAGTTGATAAAACAAACATCAGGCTTTCCACCTTCTCTAGCAACTCTAGCAGCAGCACCGATAAGAGCTTCTTCAAGAGGAAGTGATGAACCATCAAATCTTATACCACCAAGTCTGGTAGAATCTGAAGATCGGTTAACACCAAAGAATGAGTCAGTAGAACCTGGAGCAGAAGATGGAAGCCATCCACCTAGTCCAGTAAGCATATTGTCTTTATCTCCATCAACATAGATAGCTTCAGTAGTTGTAGCACCTGAAGCAGCGTCAAGGATAAAAACACCTGTGTCTCTGTTAATACTGTCAATTTTCTTGTTAGTTCCAGACGAACCAAAGTTTAACTGCATACCAACTTCAAAGTTAGTAATGTCTTGAATGGTAGCTAGAGTAACAGTATCATTTGAAGCAGTAGTAGTAGCTAGAGCACCAACAACACCGATTTGACCTGAACCGTCTCCATAAAGAGAGATAGCAAGTGATCTAGTAGCAGCTTCGATAGCTCCATCAATCTCGAAAGTAGCAGCTTCGATAAATGCGTTAGCATTACCTTTAGAAGCTTCTATAGTTTCGTTAGCAATTGAAGCGATAGCATAGTCAGATTTTCTAGTTAGTAAAAATGCCTTAAGCTGAGAAGCTGTTTTGTTAGAAACTGCATCAGCAAAAGTAGCAGATCGACCCATTGGAATCCCATATTTTACAGGAAGCTTAAGGTTTTCTCCACCAAAGTCTTCGTATTTTGAAATCATAGCTAGGAGTGGATTATCCTTATAAACCATGTTTTCGATTTTTTCGTCTGTGTAATGCTGCTTTAGAGCCGCAGCAAAAGTAGTCATATTAAGTGCCATTTTAAAACTCCTTTAAGTTTAGTAAATTATTCGTCCCATTGTAACATTTTTGCCATTGCGCTTTTTGATTCTTCATCAGATAACTTTCTTGCTACTCGTTCATTACCCTGAGCAGAATGGGCGTTTGACAATGTTGTTTGCGATTGTCGTTGTGGTTGCTCGTATTCGTCCCTCATAGAGGTAAGACGATTTTTCACTTTACCAAGATTAAGTAGTTTCTCGGCTTCTTCTTCTAAATAACTCTCTACGGCTTGAACAGCCTCTTTTATATCCAATATCCTACCTGTCTCATTGTAGTGTTCTTCAATTACATCATAAACTACATCGGTTGCGTCATTATGAGCCACGTATTCAAAGTCAGATTTATTTTCACTAATGAAAGAATTGATTTCGCCAACAAATCCTTGTTTAACTGCATCGTATTTAGCTTCTTCTTCCATCTTTTCTTTAGCGTTAAGTCTCTCTTCTAAAGAATTGAATTTATCTTTATAATCATTCTCCAGTTCTTCTCGCATTAACTTCATTTGCATGTCTGGAGTTAATCTGCCATCATTAAGAGCTAGTTCGGTTAGTTTGTCATAATCTAAACCTAATTCTTCTAGAGCTTTTAAGGGATTAGACCTAATTCTTCTTTCCAAGGGAATTTCTTTGTCTTTGTTCCCGTATTTTTTTTCTAATTCAAGCTCTCTATCTCTTAAGGCTTTTTCTTTTCTACTGAGCGCAGCGAATTTTCTATCAAACTCAGAATCTTGCGGTTGCTCTAAGTCTTTAAATTCATTACTTTCTACTTGAGGCTCAGCTGCCTCTTGGTTTACGACTACATCATTCATGTGTCCGTGACTGTTTTCTTCCATTTTAACTCCTTTAGCTTATAGGGCATTGCCCGATCAATGTGATCTATAATTGTTTTCCTATTATATTACTCTTCTTCTACTACTTCTTCAGTAACTTGTTCTTCTACTATTTCTTCTTCTGGAACTTCTTCTTGAACATTTTCATTTTGTAATTCTTCTAAGTCTATAGCTCCTCTAGTTAAGAGGTTTTCTTCTTCAGTTATGTTCTCAGCTACTTTAGCTGCTGCTGTAGCTGCTCCCATTTCAGCTAATTCTCTAGTCATTTGCTCTGGGCTAGGGGCTTCTTCTTGTGCTCTCATTAGTAGATTCTGAGCATCCTCCATGTATTGACGCAGTAGTTCAAGACGATCTTCTGGAGCACCTTGTACTTTAAACATTAGATAAGCTTGTTGAGTTTTACGAATAGCATTTTCTAAGTTTTGATATGGTTCAGGAGGAAAATATTCTCCTTTATCCATCATAGTTTCTAGTATTTTTTCTAAATTAGTAGAGTCTGCATTTAAAAGATTTAAAGATGCTTCTAAATCTGGAAAGTCTAATAGTTTAAGAGCTTCTTCTTTACTTATAAAACCAGCCGATAAAAGGTCTTGAACATCGGCTAACCTAGCCGCTGGAGTGCTAGATAAGGCAGACGTTGGAAAAATCTCCATCATATACTTGTCAGCATCCATGTTTACGTCTTTCCAGCTGATGGTTTCTACAAACTTACCATCTTTGGCTTTAACTTTAAAATCACCTTCAGATTCATATAGCCCTTTAGCCATATCAATTATAATTTCTGCGGCTTCCATAAAAGCGTTTTCATACCTTTTACCTACTGCCATAAATCTTTCAGTTTCAATATCATTAAACTCTCTAAGAGCTTTACCTGAATCTAACCCAGCAGGTTTTAGAGATTGAGCTGCTAACTGAGACACGCCTGATATTTCATAAGCTCTTTGATACAAACGATCTAAGTGGGCAAATAATTCAGCAGGTATTCCACCCAAAGGAGCGTAAGTAGGAGGAGTTCCTGCATACTTAATAACCCCACCAATTCTATTGTTTAAGTGAGAAGATACGATCTTAGAACTTGCTTCTACTAGTAACTTTGGTACAGATACCAAGTGCATTGAAACTTGTATTGTTCTTAAGATTTTATTAATCTCTAATTGAATACCCTGTAACTGTTCACACAAACCTTGACCAAAAAATCCTACAGGTCTTTCACCCCATCTAAAAAATACAAAAGGATAGTATTCTTTGTCATACTTTTCTTCAAATAATGTTGCACTAGAGATACAAATAGTGTGTTTACCGTCATCAGAGTTTGGACCAGATTTTAAATGCCAGGACTCTATGACTTTAATCATGTCTTTAGCTGTAGCAGATTGACCATAACTTTGAGCATCTGGGTAAGAAGCTGAGTCTATTTGTAATTCAAAGTCTGGAAACATTGCTTTAAGTACAGATTTTTCTACGTACTTAACTTGATGAATTTGTCTAGGTTTTCCATAGTAAGACTCAATATCATCTATTTTTATTTCATCAATTATAACTCTTTCTGCTTTTATTTCACCCTCTTCTATATAAATTTTAATACAACCTGAACCAAAAATACAAGCATCTTGAAACGCCATAGCTGCTGTTTGATAAAAATCAGTGTAAGAATAAATACCTTCAACAAATTTTGTTAGCTTTTTCGCTTTACGTTGTAGACTAAAATCACCTCCAGAAGTCAGAAATGTGGCTTTCGGTTTATTTTTAGTTATTTTTGAAACTACTGTATCTATAAGAGATTGTATAACATTTAGAGTAACTCTATTTGTTACATTGTATGAGGACTCAATTCTACTGTAATTAAAGGCTCCAAGACCTATCATTTCATAGTTGCCGTAGAGTCTAGCGTACCTAATATTGTCAGCTTCTCTATATTGTTGGCGACTATCTAGGGCAGAAACGTAGGCAAATAACTCTTGGTATAAATTATTTTTATTTGCCAACCACCACCGGCTTCCGTTTATTTCAGAATGCAAGGCTTACTCCTAGATGTTTGAAGACCAAAACATTAGTTCATCGTCTTCTTTTTTTTGTTGTTCTTCTTCAAATCTTGATTCGTCTGCTGCTGTTTGTAATGTTTGAGTATAGTCGGCTACACCCTCTACAAACGCTAACTCTGATAATTCAAACTGAACACCGTCAATTTTAAATGATTTTACTTTATGTTCTTTGCACCATTCTATAAACAGCTTAACATCTTCAAGGTTTTCTAACATAGCTGTCTCCTATTGTTCATCTATTATATTGTCTAATTCTTTTATATCATCTTCGTATAATTTGCTTAATTCAAAAGAATATGGGTCTTTTTTTCTCTCCTCACATTCCATAGCTTCTCTCATCTCTAACTCTTTCATGTAGGCATCTGTGCCTTCTTTTACCTTTTCTTGTGGTTTTTCAGATAAATAATGACGGCATTCCCTCCAAGCATACAATACAGCGTCACAGATGTCAGAGTGATAAGTGTCTGAAATCTTTGGTCTTTCTGGATTACGAATTTTCGAATCCTTGTCCCACTGTACCAGCATGCAATCTTCTTCAAATAGAGAACTCTTGAAGGCTTTAAATTTTTCAGTTCGTAAATCATCGTTTAATAACTCTATAAACTCTACTTTTCGGGTCTTGTCAGCAGCCTCGATACTAAGACCGTGTCGCATTCGCAACTCTTCCTGAATCTTCTTACCTAAGGCTCCTGCGTCCATGACCATTCTTATAGGGTTATACAAATCCTTGTATTCATTTATAGCAGCCACTAATTGGCTGATATTTTGTTTGTTTTTAACATGTTCGTCCACCAAGTAGACTCGCTTATGGTACGTATTATAACCGATAACAGCGATAGCATCAGAGTCGTTGTAGCCAATATCAATACCAATAATATAGTTCCACTCCCCTTCAGTAGGGAGTTTATTAAAGATGTTTTTTGCTTTACTGAATTTAAATACGAGCGCATCTTTATCCTCCACCCATTTACCAAATGTTTCTCTTATATAAGATGGGTCTGATTCATCAATCCCTCTTATTACTCTTTCTTCCATTAGTATTTCTTCTAAGTTAAGCTTAGGAGGAGAGTGCATATAGGGATTATCAAAAGCTGTCCAGTGGTGTGCTTTCCAGTTTTTAGATTGAGAATATTCAAAAAATATTCCTGCTTTAACTGGACCTGGAGTTCCTGTTAGGTACAGTTGTCCACGTTTGTCCCTTAGTGCTGGAATGATTATGTCATTTATTAACTCTTTTAGGTAGGACCTAAATGATTGACACTCATCTATGTAGCACTTCATTAGTTTCCATCCTCTAAACTTTTCTATCTCTGTTCTATCTTTGGCTCCTGCTATGTAAATTTTAGACTTATTAGGAAATGTTATTGTTAGTCTAACATTATCCATTTTGCACTCTAGTTCATACTCTTCTATAACTTTAACTAAATCGGACCATATAATAGCTCTAGCTTGTTGCTGTGTTATGGTGATATAAAGCAGGTTAACTTCTTCATTCTCTAGAGCAGTGTCTATCATGTCAGCAGCTATACCGACTGTCTTACCTGCTCTACGAGAACATACAGCATTTCTAAACCTGGAACCTTTGCCACGAAAAAAGTCAACCTGCTTCTCAAAGCAAAAATCTTTAAATATAAATTGAGGT